GGTATGAGCAGGAGATTGCGGCTAAGCTGTTGCTCGAGTCGGAGCTACGAGATGGTTACTACGTCAAGTGGAACGTGGACTCCATCGTTCGCAGTGACATCAAGACCCGTTACGAGGCGTACCGGGTGGGCATCCAGGGCGGGTTCCTGACGCCCAACGAGGTGCGGGCTCTGGAGGAACTGCCGTCGCGTGATGGTGGCGATGTGCTGCTGGTCAACGGTGCGATGCGACCTCTGGAGCAGGTCGCACAGGGAGGCGGTAACGGTGCGAGGCAAGCGTAAGTTCTGGCAGTTCCGGGCAGCGGCCGACGACCCGAAGGTCGGCGAATTGCTGCTTTACGGCGAAATCAGCGACTTTACCTGGTGGGGTGACGAAGTGACGCCCCGTCAGTTCCGTGAGGACTTGGAGGCCCTCGGCGACATCGANGAGCTCCGCATCTACATCAACAGCCCGGGCGGCGACGTCTTCGCGGGGCAGGCTATCCTCTCCATGCTCAAGCGGCATAGCGCCTACAAGGTGGTCTACATCGATGGCCTGGCTGCCTCGGCTGCCAGCATCGTGGCCATGGCAGGAGACGTCATCAGGATGCCGCGCAACGCCATGATGATGATCCACAACGTCTGGACCGTTGTGGCTGGTGACGCCAATTACCTCCGGGAGGTTGCTGACGCCCTCGACCGGATCACCGAATCGGTCGTGGCGGCCTACAAGGAGAAAACTGGTCTCGACGACGAGGAGATTCGTCGCATGATGGATGCCGAGACCTGGATGACCGCCGAGGAGGCCGTCGAAAAGGGCTTCGCTGACGAAATTGAGGNAAGCAGGGCGGTCGCGGCTTCTCTGCGCAATGGAACCCTGGTCGTCAACGGCCAGGAAGTGAACCTCTCTCGCTTCAAGAACCCTCCGAAGCTGCTGGTAGTGCCGGACAACAACGACCCGCCCAAGCCGGCACCCCAGGCAGAAAGGGGGGACTCGGATGCGGAGCGTGAGCGCCGATTGAAGCTGTTGGCGCTGGAACTGGAACTGCTGACTGGCAGCTCCTTTTGATTTTCGACTGAGGAATCCGTGAAGGAGGTTGAGCACAGTGAACAAGCAGATGCGAGAACTACTGACCAAGTTGCGCGAGGCCGAAAATAACGTCCGCGCCGCTATCGCCGAAGAGAACGACGATCTGGCGGCNAAGGCCATGGAGGACGTGCGGAAGATCCGCGCTCGCATCGAGGCGCTCAAGGAACTGGAGGGTGCCGAGCCCGAGGGCGGCGTCCGGCTGGGGGACGATGGCGATGAACCGCCCAGCAAGGATGAACAGAAGCTGGCTCAGGAGTACAAGCGGGTGTTCCTGAAGGCCATCCGGCGGCAGCGGATTTCGCCTGCCGAAGCGTCCATTATCCGCGAGTTCCGCAACGTGATGCATGGGGGCGGCGTCTCCACTGACCCGGACGGCGACTCTTCGCTCATCGTGCCGCCGGACATCCAGACCAACATCAATGCCATCATGCGGGAGTTGAACGACCTCACCCAGTACGTCCGGCAAGAGCAGACCAGGACCCTCTCCGGCCGGCGCGTGCTCGAGGCCGACGAAGATATGGTGCCGATGGCGCTGGTGGACGAGTACGGCGAGATTCAGGCGATGGACAACCCGAAGTTCGTGCCGGTCGAGTACACGCTGCGCAAGCGGGCCGGNTTCCTGCCGCTGACCAGCGAGTTGTTGCAGGACACGGATCAGAACATCCTGGCCTACGTCCAGGACTGGATTGCCCGCAAGGTCGTGGTGACCAGGAACGTCCTGATCCGCAACGTGCTGGCAACGCTGGACAAGGTGCCGGTGTCCGGCATCAACGACCTGAAGCGGATTCTGAACGTGGACCTGGATCCGGCCATCTCGACTTCGGCTATCATCCTGACGAACCAGGACGGGTTCCACTTCNTGGACACGCAGGAGGACAACGACGGCCGGCCGCTGTTGCAGCCTGACCCGACGAACGCGACCCAGCGGCTGTTCAAGGGGCGGCCCATCGTGGTGTTGTCGAACCGNCACTTCCCGACGGTTGACAACAAGGCGCCCATGGTTGTCGGCAATCTCCGCCAGCTGGTCGTCCACTTCTGGCGTGGCATGTTCGAGCTGGCCAGCACTCGCGAGGGTGGCGAGGCGTGGCGGCGTGACTCGACGGAGCTGCGGGTCATCACCCGTGACGACGTGGTCCTGTGGGACGAGGGNGCGGCCGTCTACGGTGAAATCACGCTGTCGCCGTGACGCGGGAGGTGGTCGGCGTGGTCCGTATTCGGTTCACCCGCCGGCGCCCGTGGNTGGATCGCCAAGCCGGCGTCTACCGCCGGTACGGTGAGGAAATCGTNGTGACCGAGGAGCGGGCCCGCGTCATCATCGGGGCCGGAGTTGCGGTCCTGGCGAACGGGCCCGCTCCTGCTGTTGATGAACCTGATGCGCCCGATGCGCCCATGGCGGACGATCTGGAGGCCATGACGGTGGCTCAACTGCGGACCCTAGCGGCCGAGCGGGGCGTTGACGTAAGCCAGGCCCGCCGGAAGGCGGACATTATCGCGGCGCTGCGAGGCGGGTGATGGCGATGCCGCTCGTGACGCTGGAGGAGGCCAAACTTTGGCTCCGCGTCGACGGCGATGCCGAGGATACCATCATTGCCAACCTCATAGAGGAGGCCGAAGAAAAGCTTCGGGACGCTGTCGGCGAGGCGTGGGAGTGGGTCAAGGAGAAGCGGCAGGCNAGGACGTTTGTCCTGGCCTACGTCGCGGATCGGTACGAGCACCGGGGCCTGACGGTGGGTCGTGGTGAGCGGACCCTGAATCCTACGCTGGCCGGCCTGCTGTTCGAGNTGCAGAACGCCGTGCCGCCGGATGGTGACGGCGATGGTGGTTGAGATTGGACAGCTGCGCCACCGCATCGAAATTGGCCGCTACACGTCTGGTATCGACGAGTGGGGTAACCCTACCGGACCCCAGTGGCAACCCGTGGTTACGCTCTGGGCCGCCGTCGAGGCTCTGGCGGGTCGCATGTACTTCGAGGCCCAGCAGACGGCCCTGCAGTCTGATCATCGTGTCACCATCCGTTACCGCGCCGGCATCGAACCCGGGATGCGGCTGCGGCACGACGGTCGGGAGTGGGAGATCCAGGCCGTGCAGGACCGCGATGGTCGCCGGCGGTGGCTGACGCTCCTCTGTAAGGAGGTGCGGCCGGCGTGAGGATGCAGATCCGCTTTCGCGGCCCGACACCGGAGGAGATCCGGCGCAAGCTGGAGTTGCTGCCGCAGGAGGTCACGGGCGCCGCCTTGCGCGAGGCCGCCCTAGAGGGTGCCGAGGTCATCCGCGAGCAGGCTGTCCGCAATGCCGAGGCCATCAAGGACACCGGGACGCTCGCCGAGGATATCCACGTCGCCATCGACGAGCGCAAGACCACCAACACCAAGGCAACGGCCATCGTTGGACCGGGAGACAAGGGCTGGTACGGGCGCCTCGTCGAGTACGGCCACGACATCGTGGTCGGCGGCCGCAAGCGCGGGCGTAAACGCGGGCGCGTGGTCGGTCGGGTGCAGCCTAAGCCCTGGCTGCGACCGGCCGGCGACGCCAAGAGGGCTGAGGCGGAGCAGGTCGCCATGCAGGCGCTGCTTAGGAGGCTGCAAAAGGTATGGCGACGCAAGTAGAACCGCGCGAGGCGCTCTGGCGCCACCTGCGGGACGACCCGGACATAGCCGCTCTCGTCGGCGACCGGATCTACCACCAGGTCCGGCCCGATGGAGCGGCTTTTCCGTGCATCGTCGTCTTTCCGATTTCGGACGTCCCGAGACGGTACTTGGGCGGGGTCGCTTGGCGCGAAGCGCGGGTGCAGCTGACAGTCATGGGTACAGTCGAGCCCGACGCTTCTTTGGCGCCGCGGTCGCTNAAGACTGCCGAGCAGGTCGCCCGGGCAGTGCAGGCTTCGGTCGAGGGGTTCTCCGGCCTGATGGCNGGGGCGTTGCAGGTAATCGATTGCCGAGTCGAGGGNGCGGAGCCTGTGCTCCACGACTATGACGACGGCTCGTTTCAGGCGTACATCGACGTCGATGTGGTATTGACATACAAGACCAGCTAGGAGGGATTCAGATGGCCGAGACCACTGGTCTGCGGACCAAGTTTTACCGGAGCGAAGACGGCACGACCTGGGAGGAAATCGCTCAGATCGCCAGCATCCAGCCGCCGCAACCCGAGCGCGAAGTGGCCGAGGTTGATGAGCTGGACCCGCCCGGGGACGTGCGTAAGAAGCTGGCCGGGCTGATTGATGCCGGCGAGGTGGTCGTGACCCTAAACTTCGACCACACAAACACCGGGCACATCGACCTGGAGCAAGACTTCAGGGACGGCACCGCAAAGCACTACCGCATCAAGCTACCGACCGGCTGGGGTTGGACGTTCCAGGGCATCGTGACGGCCTACCAGCCGCAGGAAATCACCAGCGGCGACGTCGTGCAGGCCCAGGTGACCATCACGCTTACCGGCGTGTACACCTTCGGGCAGATTACTAGCTAACGGGGTGAGACCATGGCTCTTTTGAGCCGAGACCAGATTCTGCAGGCCCAGGACCTGCCTACTGAGACGGTGTCCGTGCCCGAGTGGGGCGGCGAGGTCATTGTCCGTGGCCTTACCGCGGCCGAGCGGGACCAATTCGAGCAGTCCATCGTGGAGGCCCGCGGCAAGGATACCCGGGTGAACCTGCGAAACATCCGGGCGAAGCTCGTTACCCTTTGTGTCGTCGACGAAGAGGGCAAGCGGCTGTTCAAAGACGANGATGCGGAGCTGCTGGGCCGCAAGTCGGCAGTGGCGCTGAACCGTATTTTTGAGGTTGCGCAACGGCTTTCTGGTCTGCGGCCCGAGGACGTGGAGGAACTGGCGGGAAACTGAGGGCCAACCCAACCCGNAGGTTTATCTTCCGATTGGCGTTGGCCCTTGGCATGACAGTCGGGGAGCTCCTGCAGCGCATGTCGTCGCGGGAGCTCTCCGAGTGGATGGCATTTTTNTCGCTCGAACCCTGGGGTACCGAGGTTGAAGACTGGCGCGCTGCCATGATTGCGGCCACAGTGGCCAACGGCTACCGAGACCCGAAGCGCCGGCGCAAGCCCTATGAACCGTCAGACTTCATGCCTCGGCACGAGGCACCGAAGGCGCAGGAGCAAAGCTGGGAAGAGCAGGCCCGCATCCTGGAGATGTGGGCAAGGATATTGCAGGCGAGAGATGGGCGGCCTTAGTGGCCGCCCTCTTTGTTTGGGGGTGACGAAGTGGCCACCGTATCNACGTTCAATATCGCCTTGATCGCCAGCACCGGCCGCTTCGTCTCCAGTATCGCCCGCGCCGAGCGGCAATGGAACCAGTTTGCCCGCTCGGTCCAGCGTCAGGCTAAGGTGCTACCCAAGGCGATCCAAGAGGTCGTACCAGCGAGCCTCGCCCTCGGTCGCAACGTCAGCAAGTGGGCCGCCGTCGCAACGGCGTCCCTTAGCGCGCTAAGTGGGGCCGGCATAAAGCTGGCCGCCGATTTCGAGCAGGCGCAAATCGCCTTTGAGACCATGCTTGGTTCTGCCGAGCGCGCGGAGCGATTCTTGCGCGAGTTGGAGGTCTACGCGCGCAAGACTCCGTTCGGCTTCACCGGTCTCCAGCGAGCGGCGCGGCAACTCCTTGCCTATGGCTTTACAGCTGATCGCGTACTCGCCATGATCGAGCCCATCGGTGACGCGGTGGCGGCCATGGGCGGCAGTAACCAAATGTTTGAAGCCATCATTCGAGCGCTTGGTCAGATCCAGGCCAAGGGCAAGCTTGCCGCGCAGGAGTTCCTGCAGCTTTCTGAGCAGGGCATCCCGGCGTGGCAGTTCTTGGCCGACATGTTGGGCGTGACCATCCCCGAGGCCATGGACATGGCCAGCCGTGGGATGGTGTCGTCTGCCGTGGCCATTGAGGCCGTGCTGACTGGCATGACGCGGCGATTCGGCGGAGCCATGGCCAGGCAGGCCCAGACGACCCGCGGCATGTGGGAGCGCATGTCTGACTCCATCGTGACCATCATCCGCAGCTGGGGCCAGGACGTGATGCGTATCACGGGCCTGGCGGCAGCGTTTGCGACGCTTACGGAGGCCGTCGAGCGGTTCGCCGATGCGGTGTCGCTACATGGATTTATCGGTGCGCTGCGAGAGGCGTTCCCACCGTGGTTGCAGCCCGTCATTGTCGCCATCGCCGGCGCCATCNTNGGCGGNCTNGTGCCGGCCNTNNTGGCNTGGCTCATCCCGGCCCTTAAAAAGCTGGGCGTGAGTCTATGGGCCACCATTCGCCCGCTGCAGGCGTGGATGCTCGTCGGCGCCGCTGTGGCTGTGATGGTCTACGCACTCGCTAAATGGTGGGGCAACTTGGGCGAGCTGGGGCAGCGGATTTGGACGGGCCTGGGTGCCGTAGCGATGANGGGTGCCGCCATGTTTACCCGCGGCGTCGCCCTCATCTATCAGTCGCTCGCGTGGCTCATCCCCGGGATGCAGGGCGCGGCCCAGC